GATCGCCGCCCGGCCGGGCATCCGGCGCGTGACCGGCGAGCTCCCGCCGATCTCCCGAAAGATCAGGCTGGGCGAGTACGACCGGCTGCGGCAGCGCCGGCTCGACGGGCAGGTGCGGAACGCCCTGATGCGCGACGCGCTGCGCATGACCCGGGCAGTGTCCGCGCGTATGGAGCTCGCCCGCGGCGAAGCGCTGTACAAGGGCAAGCTCGAGCTCGCCGAGAACGGGGTGATTGCGACCGTCGACTTCGGCCGCAAGGGCTCGCACACGGTCGTACCGTCCGTCGCGTGGACCGACCCGGCCGCCGAGATCCTCGCCGATCTGCTCGCGTGGAAGGCGGTGTATGTCGACAGCAACGGCGAGGCGCCCGGCGCGATCCTCACGAGCGAGCGGGTCGTCGCGCTCATGATGCGGAACGACGAGCTGCGCGCCCTGGTCTACGCCGGCGGCGTCTCGCAGCCCTCGGTCGTCTCGATCGCCTCGGTCAACGAGGTGTTCCGGGCGTACGGGCTGCCGCCGATCTCGACGTACGAAGCGCGCGTGCGGGTCGGCGGTGTCACGACTCGTGTGATCCCCGACGACCGCGTGATTCTGCTGCCGGCCGCCGGCGACGCCAACGACCCCGAGTCGACCGACCTCGGCGCGACGCTGTGGGGTACGACCGCCGAGTCGCTCGACGGCGATTACGGGATCGAGGACGGCGAAGAGCCGGGCATCGTCTCGGGTGTCTACAAGGACGACGACCCGCCGGCGCTGTGGACGAAGGCGGCCGCGATCGGGCTGCCGGTTTTGGCGAATCCCGACCTGACGTTCTGCGCCGACGTCGCGTGAGAGGGGTGATCGCATGAGCGGGAAGCAGCTCGCCGCACACGTGCATGTTCGGGACCTCGGCGGCCGCACGGTCGCGTACGGGCCCGGCGACGACGTGCCGGCGTGGGCACGCAAGCAGATCAGTAACCCGAAGGCGTGGGGCGACGTCGAGTCGGCCGAGCCTTCGCAGGCCGAGACGCCCCCGCCCGCGGGCACGGGCGACGAGCTCGCGGCGCCGCCGCGGGCGGGCAAGGGCTCGGGCGTCGACGCGTGGCGCACCTTCGCCGAGCGCAAGGGCGTCGACGTCGACCAGGACGCGAGCCGCGAGCAGATCATCGCGGCGTGCGAGTCGGCCGGCGTCGTCGAGCGAGAGGAGTAGGGGCATGGCGGCGTACGCGACCGTCGAGGACTACGAAGCTCGCGCCGCCGTCTCCCTCTCCGGGGCGAAGCGCTCGCAGGTCGAGGCGTACCTCGACGACGCGTCGGCGCTGATGCGCCGGCACATCCCGACCGGGTTCGGGCCGGACCCGGCGACGCTCAAGGCGATCGCGGTCGCCGTGGCACGCCGGGTCATGGCCAACCCGGGCGGGTACCGGCAGCGCAGCATCGGGCAGTACGCCGAGACGCTCGGCGAGAACGGCGGGCTGTACCTCACATCGGACGAGATCGCCGCGTTGCAGCCCGAGACACTCGAGGACCCGGACGCCGACGCCGCGTACTCCCTCGAGCTGCGCGACGACGGGCTGCCGGGATGGTCGCCCGTCGGGTACGCCCGGGGGCCGCTGTGATCAGTGACGATCTGCTGCCGCACCGGGTCGATGTCGAGCAGCCGGGCACGAAGACGGACCGGTACGGCAACACCGTCACCGACTGGTCGGCGTCGACGCACACCGCGGTCGACGCGTGGCTACAGCAGAACACCGGCGGCGAGGACACCGACGGGCGCGACGCGCAGATCGGCGAATGGCTCATGATCTGCAACCCCGTCGACGTCGACGGCGCCCCGCTCACCGTGCGGGGCGAGGCTCGCGTGCACTGGGGCGAGCTCGCCTTCGAGGTGATCGGACCGCCGGGCCCGGCGTTCGAGCCGACCGAGCTGCATCACTACGAGATCAGGCTCAAGACCGTGCAGGGGTGACCATGGCGCGACCTTCGTTCCGGCCGAACCGCGCGAACATCGCGACGTTTCTCAAGGCGCCCGACACGCGCCGGCTGATCGAGCGCAAGACCCGGGCGACAGAGTCGGCGGCCGCCGCCGCGAGCGAGGCCGACGGACAGTTCCGGGTCGACGTGCAGACCGACGAGCACCGCGTGCGTGGGGCAGTGATCGGCGACTACTCGACCGGCGATCCCGAGGTGTCCCGGGCGGCGCTGCTGCGCGGGCTCGACGGGGCGAGGGGCGCCGACTGATGCCGGCGGCGATCGTCTTCCCGGACGCCGCCGCGCTCGTCGCTACGTACCTACGGGAAGCGCTCGCCGACCGCGGGCAGCCGGTGCGCGTCGGCACCCGTGTGCCGAACCCCCGGCCGGCCGCCTTCGTCCGCGTGCAGCGCATCGGCGGCGCCCGGCTCGACCGGGTCACCGACCGGCCGCGGCTGGACGTGCACGCGTGGGGCGGCGACGACGAAGCGGCGCACGATCTGATGCAGATCACTCGGGCGCTGTTGCTCGCGATCCCAGGTTGGCGGGGTGCGGTCGCGTACGACGTCGCCGAGGTCGGCGGGCCCAACGAGCTGCCCGACCCCGAGACGTCCTCGCCGCGGTACGCCTTCGCCGTTGAGGTGTCCCTGCGGGGCACGCGCCTCGCCCCCTGATCAGGGCTCACCCGACCCCGACCGCACCCTCGGACCGTCCGGCGGCCGGGGGTTTCTCCATGGAGGGACCATGACCACACCGACGCCGCCCGTCCTCGAGGACGGGCTCAGGAACGATCTGATCCGCAAGCAGCTCTTGCAGGTGATCTACGCCGCGGACTACAGCGCCCCGGCGGTCACTGCGCCGTTCGACTCGACGACGGGGGCGCTCGTCGCGCTGCCGACCGGGTACGTCCCGGTCGGTTACACCACCGACGACGGGCTCACGTTCCCGACCGATCTGAGCATGTCCGAAGTGACGTCGTCGCAGTCGACCGAGCCGACCCGCTCGGACGTCGAGAGCGAGGTGCTCACGGCGTCCTACGTGGCGCAGGAGACGAACCGCGCGACGGTCGCCATGTACGAGAACATGCCGCTGTCGGGTACCGGCGCACTGCCCGACATCGGCGAGCCGTGGGAGCTCACGCGGCCGAGCACGCCCCGACTGCCGTACTACCGAATGCTCTTCATCGGCGTCGACTACGGCGACGACGGGGGCGAAATCTACATCGCGAAGTTCTTCCCGAAGGCCCGAGTGTCCTCGAAGGACGATCAGCAGTGGGCCCGGTCGACCGAGACGCAGCGCCCCGTGACCGTGTCTGCGTTCCGCGATCCGGTGCTCAAGACGGCGAAGAAGGAGTGGATCGACGGTCCGGGGTGGCGCGCGCTCGCCGCGGGCTGATCGACCCCCAACAGACGGGCGAGGGACGGCGGTTCTGGGTGAGCCCCTCCGTCCCTCGCCCTTCGCATGCTCACCCGCAGCTCACCCGAGGAAGAGAGCACGATCATGTCGAAGCCCAACAAGGCCCGGTACCGGCTGTCGGCCGTCAAGGCGTCGTACTCCGAGGCGGTCGGCGGCGAGCTCGTCGAGGTCGAGACGGACGACGGGAAGATCTACACGTTCCCGCACCCGCTCTTCACCGACGACGACACCGCCCGCGCGATCGACGCCGCCGAGGGCGACACCGGTAAGGCGCGTGTACTGCTCGGCGAGCAGTACACGGAATTCCTCAAGAGCGGCGGCGAGGCGAACACGCTGATGCTCGTCTACGTCGCCGCCCGGTCTGAGATGCAGGACACGCTCGGCCGTCACCGCCCTACGAAGCGGTAGGCGAGGACGGCGACGAGCCACTCGTCTACACCGTGCTCGACGTCCTCGGGGACGACCCCGAGGCCGTCGAGGCGGACCTGATCGCCCGATACCCCGGGTACGGACGCGGGGGCCCGCTCGCCGCATTCTGGCGGGGCGAGATCACGCTGCGGCTGCTGCGCGTGATGGTCGAGGCGCTACCGCCCGACTCGGCGACGGTGCGCGCGGTGAACGGGCACGCATGGCAGCACGCCGACTTCGTGCTGCAAGACGCTGCCGATCTGCTCGCGCTGCTCGTGACGCAGTTCGCCAACGCGCACCGCGACCCGAAGACGCACCCCAACCCGCTGCCGCTGCCCGAGCCGGGTTGGCGGCCGGGCGACCCGCTGCCCGAGGACCGGACCGCGGCCGAGGCAGAGCGCCGGGCGGATGCCCGGGACGCGTACAGGCGCATCACGCAACAGCTCATCCCCGGGGGGTGATTCCGCATGCCGGTCGAGGTCGGGGTCGGCTACGTGTCGATCGTTCCGGAGATGAGCCGGTTCGGTCCCGAGCTCGACCGGCAGATGAGCCGGCAAGAGGGCCGGTTGCAGACGGCGGTCACCGATCCCATGACGCAGGCCGGCGGCGACGCCGGCGCCGGGGCGGGTACGGGCATCCTCGGCGGGATCGGCGGGAAGCTCAAGGCGGGCATGCTCGGCGTCGCGGCCGCCGGCGCTGTTCTGTTCGCGAAGGGGTTCGGCGACGCCCTCGAGCAGCAGAAGGCGGGCGACAAGCTCGGCGCGCAGCTCGGGCTCAACGACAAGGAGTCGGCCCGGCTCGGCAAGGTGTCGGGCGCCGTATACGCAAAGGGCTATGGCGAGTCGATCGACCAGGTCAACGACTCGTTGAAAGGGCTCGCGCAGAACGGCGTCGCCTCGATCAACGCCCCGAAGAAGGAACTTGCCGGGCTCAGCAAAGCGGCGTTGAACTTGGCCGAGACGTTCGACGCCGACGTCGGCGAGTCGGCGAAGGCGGCCGGGCAGCTCATCAGAACGGGCATGGTCAAGAACGCGAAGGGCGCGTTCGATCTGATCACCCG